TATTTATCCATAGTCCTGCTAACCCACGCAAAAAATCCATCATTATCAGGATTAATGGCTGGAGAATTTTTCAATTCTTCAGCTTTATTTATCCAATAAGAGGAATGATATCCTGGCGGGGGGAGAAGTTCATGATAAGTCGGATCTCTTAAGCATTCACAAAACTGTTGCTTTGGCATGTCACACCTGGTACAAAATTCGATATCTTCCATATCTGCTATAGCAGCCATGAATTTATCTTGATTGGCATTATGTAACACTATCTCTTCTTTAAGATACAACAGTAGTTCTCTCAAATTGCATTTCTCACGCACACGAACATATTCGGCATTTTTCTTATGCGAAGTCGTAAGAACAGCTTGTACAGTATCCACATCGAAGAACCAATAATCATCATAGCATCCGGGAACACTGGGTTGGATTTTGGATCGATCCAACATTCCATCACTTTTAGCATACTCAGGCTTAACGTGCGGAGTAACAACAATTGGTAAACGACGTTGCACTGCAGAAGCATGCGAGAAGTAAGCGGCAGCATTAAGATGCTTAATATTAGTGGTTGCAACTAACAAACTATTGAGTACTGGGGTTTTACCCTTGTCCTCAAGCGCCGCTTGGTTTGGACTAAATGGCTGATTGTTTCTGACTTGGATTAAAAATTGATATGATTCATCACCATTAGGACATTTGTCCGGATGGGGAAAACCAATATCATCCAAAACGATACACCACATACTTGATCTAAATCCGTCCCAATATTTGGAGCCTGGAGATAAAGTGTAACAAAAGTCGGGCTTCGTTTCAAGTCCCATGAACTTACCATAAAAGTTAAACATGATTTCCTTGAGATATGTTTTACCAACGCCTGATTCTCCAAAGAAAAGAACTGAAAAAGGTGCTTTGCGCAACTTCCTACTACTCTTCTTTGTAATGAAATCTGTGCGCCACAGTAGCAAATCATTGTAACAACGATTAACACTCTCTTTATCATATTTGGACATTCCATTAGTATGTTTCTTGACGTTAGCAAATTTTTCGATAGTATCGTCTAATTCGCTCTGAAAAGAACTAAGATTGAATCCAAACAATTCGGGGTTATGTAACTGTTGTTGTTGTTGCTTTAATTTATAATACGAATCAAAAAGAGCACCATAGGTATCGCCACTGTGATATATACAATCAATATCACCAGTTTTAATAACCTGTATACCTTTTTTAAGTATATATAAAAAAGTATCAAGCATAACAACCAGAAACGTTGGTCCAAATTTGAACTTCTGTTTAACTATATTGGCTTCCATGTTAGTGTAACCGATATCAGAAAAACTAATCCCAAACTTTTCACAAACACCAAAACTTATGAAATAAGTGAGTAGTCGCTGTACCTTTTGATAAATGAGTGTATCTTTCAAAGAAGTGAATTTATTCAATATGTCATAATACAAGTTGACTTTATCAGAAATGTCATCTAATGATTGGAGCTGTACAGTAGGACAGCACTTATCAATAAGTGATTCGATAAAATCAAGAATAATTTCACCCAGAACACCACATCGATCCAGGGATTCAAGAGATATCCGTAATGCGCTCTTATTAGTTCGTAAACGAACAAATATGAGTACTGCTTCAGTGATACGACTAACTCTATCAGGCAGATTATAATTAATATATATAGCTCGTAGCAAATATATTAAATCCTCACCTAGAGCTTCATAAAACATAAAGTCAGTGCCAGATACAGATTTAAATCGTTCAAAGGAGGATTGCAAATCATTGGGGGCTTGTGGCAAAGGATTAACCGATGGACTGTTTGATCGGTCAGAGGCATGAAGCTTGGCAGGGGGACGAGCTCTGCAATATTGGTCCCTATAAACAAGTTTTGTATGCTGTTTATCACATAGTTCTTCACCATAGGATGGTGAATTTGGTAGATAAACCTCCACCTGGTTGTTGTTTGAGTTTTGTGGTAAATTTTCCTTCTTTAATTCGTAAGTGACTTTCATGAATGCAATTATTATGCACAATAAATAATTTTAATGAAATGGATTACTCCAAAGAACACTAAAGCTAAAATGAATATAGTCCAAACAAATTAAAGATCTATAAGGCACAAGGGCACTGGTAGTAACCTCGAACCTATGAACAATGTGCTACCACAACACACCTTCATATGAAATACCAGTGGAGTCTCCTCTCGGAGATTAGTCGTGTGAACCGTATAACGCCACACGAGGCATAGTATTTCTGAGTTTAC